CGAAGTGGTTGAAGAAGTCCGACCCGGACTCAGTAGATGTAGTTAAAGAATATTATGGCTATAGCAATGAAAAAGCCCGCCAGGTTCTTTCTTTACTGTCTGCCGCTCAAATTAATGAATTAAAGCAGAGGCTATACAAAGGTGGAAAATAATAACAATATTAGTGAAGTAGTAGAGGACTGGACACCAGCATCGATGCTCGAAGTAACACTAAATGAACCAGACGATTTCTTAAAGGTACGCGAGACCCTAACCCGAATTGGTGTTGCATCACGTAAAGATCGCAAATTGTATCAATCTTGCCATATACTACATAAGCAAGGTAGATATTTTATTACGCACTTTAAGGAGTTATTTCTTCTTGACTCTAAACCATCTAACCTTACTGTAAATGACGTAGAGCGTCGAAATACTATTGCTACCCTGTTATCTGACTGGGGATTAATATGCATAATAAGCTCTGCTAGTTTACCTGTAGCACCTTTGCGTCAGATTAAAGTTATCTCTCATTCAGAAAAAAACAACTGGGAGCTTTGCCCAAAATATAACATCGGTAATAGCTAAAAGGAAATCCTATGTGTGTCGTCGCTGTTAAGTATTTTGATGGTGTCGGTTTCGTTGGTGCTAAGAACAGAGATAGGAATTATCTCCCCTCTATTCAGATCATTCAATCTAACAGGACAGGCGTCCAGCGCCTTTACATTGATGATTTAAAGAGTAGGTATACTGAAGGTCTAAACGAATTTGGTTTATGTATATTATCTGCTTCTCTTTCAGTCAAGAGTGATGAAAAAGAAGGGGATAAAGTAGATGCACTCCAAAGGAAGAGAAACGACCCTGGATTTATGTCTCCTGATGGTAAAACCATTAGAGATGCATTACTTTTAAAAAAGCCTATGCAGGCCATTAATCTTTTAATAGATCGGGAACTTTCTGGTTGTACTATCGTTTTTAATGCAGAAGAATGCTATCTACTTGAAGGTGGGTTTACCGTAAAAAAAGAAGATGCTACAAAAGAAAATCCTAGAGAATATAAGTACAAAATTTTAAAAGTAAAAGATCAGATCGTACGTACAAATCATGGTATAGCTATTCCGGAACTTGGGTATGATGCTAATGCGGATGATCCATATTTTAAAAAATCCAGAAAATCTTCTGAGATGAGATTAAAATATGCTACTGATTCTGTAAGTAACAATAAAAAGCCTTTAGAAATGTTAGATGCTATATCTGTTTCCCCAGATAAGGATGCTTTTATGAATCCTGTCAGAACTGGTGATCCGTCAAAAGGAGATATGGTTACAACAGGCCAACTAATGTTGGTTCCTAAAGATCGAACATTGCATTATAGACCATTGTTCTCTGAGGTACAATTCAAGTACTCCAAGTTAAACGGTCCAGAAGCAAAAACGTTTTTTGAGATAATATCATCTAAAAAACTTTTAGGCTTTAAAGAATTACACGATATCAAATAGAATCGTGTATAAATAAGTAATGAGATGCGGAATGGTCCGGTCTCATTACAGTACTAACCTTGCTATAAAATAGGAGGTCATTCACATGACACTACAGCACTTTCCCACTATGGGACCATCGTTCGTTGGATTCGAAAGGCTTATCAACCAGCTAGAAAGATCCGCCAACTACAAAGACACCTATCCACCTCATAATCTAATTCGAAAGAGTGAAGATAAGTTCTCAATTGAGCTAGCCGTAGCAGGCTTTAGCTTAGACGAGATCGATATTGAGGTAACAGAAGGTGTTCTAACAGTTTCTTCTATTTCAGATAAGACTGTAAGCTCTTTGGACAATCAGCCTGAATATATCCATAAGGGTATATCCACAAAGCAATTCCGTAGAAGCTTTAATCTAGCTGAATATATAGAAGTAAAAGAAGCACGATATCTTAATGGAATTCTAACAATAGATCTTGCTAGAGAAATTCCTGAAGAGAAAAAACCACGTAAGATTAGTATTGCTAATTACGTGTCTCCCGAACTAGAGGAACTAGCTCAAGAACTATTGACTGAAGACTAATATTATGGCTGTAGATCGAACCCGGTACTCCTTTCCTAATCCTGATACAAAGGTTGGCGCTCTTATTAAAAGACGCCGGCTTAACATACTCATTCATTCGTCTATGTATTACTACCTAGATACAAGCATTATAAATGATGATCAATTTGACGCTTGGTGTTTTGAATTAGTAGATTTACTTAAGAAGTATCCTAATGCTTATTCTGATAGATTCGATTATGCATTTGAGAATTGGGATGGGATGTCCGGGTTTGATTTACCATTGAAAGATCCGTGGGTTGTTGGAAAAGCACAATACTTAATAAAATTAAATGAGAAATAAATTATGGACGTGAAAGTTATACGATTATTTTCGGGTGAAGAAGTTATTGGATTCGCTAAAGAAGTTGAAGGCGGCTGGGAGGTGGAAAAGCCTGGCATGCTAGTACCAACTGAAAATGGAGTAGGTATTATGAATATGATGCCATACACTACGATTAGTGATGAAACTACTTTTATTAAGGATCCTATGGTTGGCTTTGTAACTAACCCAGTACCCGGATTAGAAGAGCAGTTCAGATCAATCAATCAAACTATTGTAACCCCTGATAGGAGTATTATAGTATAAAGGGGGTTTACTCTGGCTTGAAACTGTGGTATAATAGACTATATTATCGAAATGGAGATACACTTTGAGTTTTTACACTTCAGTTGCACGGTACGGGAATTCTCTCCTGTACCGTGGTTATAATGACTCCGGGCGTCGTGTCCAGAAAAAAATAAAGTTTAAGCCTACGCTTTACATCCCATCAAACAAAGAACTTGGCTGGAAATCCATCGACGGTCGCGATGTGGCTCCTATGATCTTTGACTCTATGCGTGACGCTAAAGAGTTCTCAGACAGATATAAAGACGTTTCTGACTTTAAGGTATATGGTACACAAAACTATATTCACCAATATATTACTGAAACCTTTCCCGATGAATTGGTATTCAATCGCCCTTTCATAAACGTTTGCTCTATCGATATCGAGGTAGAGTCAGACGATGGCTTCCCTTATCCCGAAGATGCCTTAAAGCCAATTAATGCTATTTGTGTAAAGAATAACATAGACAACATCTATCACGTCTGGGGCTTAGGTAAATATTCTGTCGCTGAATCAGAACACGGTGATAAGATTAAGATTAACTATACCGAATGTGCTTCAGAACGTGAACTGCTAACTAACTACCTCAATTGGTGGTCTCGCGAAGAAAACTGCCCAGATGTAGTAACAGGTTGGAACTCCAGACTATTCGATATACCTTACATCGTTAATCGTATTGGTCGGGTCTTTGGTGAAGATACCGCTAAGCAACTCAGTCCTTGGGGATTAGTCCAATATAAGCAGATCGCTATCAAAGGTAAGCAGATGGACACCTACGATATATCTGGCGTTCAGCAAATGGATTACCTTGACCTGTTTCAGAAGTTTGGCTATTCGTACGGTTCTCAAGAATCATATAAGCTAGACCATATTGCTCACGTAGTGCTTGGCGAACGTAAAGTCGACTACTCAGAATACGGTTCGCTCTATACTCTATACAAAGAAGATCACCAAAAGTTTATTGACTATAACATCAAAGACGTAGAGCTTATTGATCGCTTTGAAGAAAAGATGGGTCTAATTACTTTGGCTATGACCATAGCATATAAAGGTGGCGTAAACTACTCTGACACTATGGGAACAACTGCTATATGGGATTCGATTGTATTTCGCGAGCTTAAGCGCCGAAAAGTAGTACCCCCACCTATGGAACCTAAGCAAACCCGCTCATTTGCAGGCGGTTATGTTAAAGCACCACAGATTGGATTACACGATTGGGTGGTTTCATTCGACCTTGCATCTCTGTATCCTAACCTAATTGTACAGTACAATATGTCTCCCGAAACTCTACAGCCAGAAGTACTAGAAGCTGGCGTAGATTACTATTTGGAAAAGACCGATAAGGTTAACTCGAAACATTCTGTTGCAGCAAACGGATCTACATATACAAAAGAGAAACAGGGTGTACTCCCTAACATCATTGTTAACTACTACAATGAGCGTAAAGATGTTAAGACTGAAATGCTTGCTGCTAAGCAGGCATATGAGAAAGAACCCTCGATTAAGCTAGAAAGGGAGATCAACCAGCTCGAAAATCGCCAGATGGCTATTAAGATTCTACTTAATTCGCTCTATGGTGCTATTGGTAATGCTTACTTCCGCTACTTCGATTTACGTGTAGCAGAAGGTATTACCCTAACTGGCCAGCTAGCTATTCGCTGGGCGGAGAAGGCGGTCAATGCTGAAATGAATAAAATACTTGGAACGGAGAACGCTGATTATGTTATTGCCATCGATACTGATTCTGTTTATGTTAATTTTGGAAAACTGGTTGACAAGTTTGATCCTATTGACCCAGTTGCATTTCTCGATAAGATCTGCTCTGAGCATTTCGAACCAGTATTCGAACGATCCTATGGGAGCCTTGCTGAAATAACAAACGCCTATGACAACCGTATGGTTATGGATCGTGAAGCTATAGCCGATATCGGTATTTGGCAGGCTAAGAAACGCTACATCCTTAACGTACACAATAACGAAGGTGTACAATACGCTGAACCTAAGCTTAAGATTATGGGCATCGAAGCTATTAAGTCTTCAACACCCGCGGAGGTTCGTAAAGCTCTAAAAGACATATTCAAAGTAATCGTAACTGGCTCTGAACCTGCTACACAGAAAGCTATAGCAGACTTCAAAGACTACTTTTTAACCTTACCTCCCGAAGAGGTATCGTTCCCTCGTGGGGTTAACGATATGACTAAGTGGAAAAGCAACACTACTGTTTATACTAAAGGATGTCCTATCCATGTTCGCGGTAGTCTCCTATATAATAAGTGTGTAAAAGAAAAAGGCTTGGAGAAGAAATACGAACTTATCAAGAATGGGGAAAAGATTAAATTCTGCTATCTTAAGACCCCAAACACTCTTAGAGAAAACGTTATTTCATTCCCTATGTACTTTCCACCAGAGTTACAACTTACACAGTATATAGACTACAACAAGCAATTCGAAAAGACATTCTTGGATCCTATCGTTCCTATTCTCGAATGCATTGGCTGGACCCATGAAGAAGTGAACACCCTTGAATCTTTCTTTGGATAGGGTGTACATTTCTGTGAATCTATGGTATAATAGTTATATTATTAAGGAGTATATGAATGACAAGTAAATGGGTAAAAGATATAAACGACATGCACCGTAAGTTTGGTGTACATGATTGGGTAGCTAAAAAGATTACTGCTAAGGACAAAGATTCTTTGGCTGAATTCTTACGCTTTCGAATCTCATTCCTACGGGAAGAACTAGACGAAACCTCTAATGCTTATAATATAGCAGACAATGAAGAAGTTGTAGACGGTCTAATCGATCTTTGTGTTGTGGCTATAGGTACACTCGATGCGTTTGGCATTGATGCAGACGAAGCATGGAATCGTGTTCATGCTGCTAATATGTCTAAAGAGCCTGGAGTCAAAGAGTCTCGACCTAACCCTTTAGGTTTACCAGATCTTATGAAGCCAGAGGGTTGGGAAGCACCATCACACGAAGGTAATCATGGATATCTCCCTCACACTATTTAATTCTATCTGGGATAATAAAACCCATCGTAAAATGGAGTGCTCGGATTTTAACGAATTCGAAAAGCTTCTCTATGACTTATCAAAAATAGAAAGAAAAGATAAAAAGTCCGCACAGCTGATATCACCAGCTACCTACATTAAAGACACAACCCGTGCTAATAAAAATGTAGAAAAGTGGGGTGGTTGGGCTGCTGTAGACGTAGATGATCTTGATTGCACTATGGAGAACCTACATGACATACTTAATGATCGCGTTGGTAGCTGGAAATATATTTGTTATTCTACAGCGAGCTCTACACCTGATAAACCAAAGTTCAGACTCGTCTTCAGTCTTGACCAGCATATTGCTGCGGATAAAATACAGCACTTCTGGTTTGCACTCAACACCCACCTTGAGTCAATGGGAGATAGACAAACTAAAGACCTATCAAGAATGTACTATATCCCTGCAACGTATGCTGGTGCTAACAATTTTATCTTCACACATCCTGGTAATGATATTGCTGTCAATGAACTTTTACTAAAGTATCCTTTTACAACTAAGAAATCTGGTAATACTTTATTCGATAGACTACCAGAGGATATGCAAAAAGAAATTATTCAGCATCGTAAAGATCAAATGGAGAATCGAAATATTCGCTGGACATCATATCGTGATTGTCCTTTTGTTAACAAGAAGTTAATCGGGGAATATAAGTCTATATCTGAAACCGGATGGTATCACAAAATGTATCAGCTTATGGTATCGATATCTGCTAATGCTTTGAAACAAGAATATCCTATTACTGTTCAAGAAGTTGTGGATCTTTGTAAAGAACTAGATCTCGAGACTGGTAATTGGTATGCTTCTCGCCCACTTGATAAGGAGGCAGAACGAGCTATAGAGTTCGTTTACTGTAATGTATGATGAAATTTAATGCAGCATTAGATGTAGACCCTATAATCCTTCGCGCTCGCTCGCTCGAAGAATCTAAGCAGATACATTCTACCGAGTCTACCCGTCGTGGTAGAACTCTTGAGGAGATAATGGTATCTAGCATGTACGGTCTTGCTGCTGAGGTATATCTTCTACAGGAAGGCTACATCGACGATAACAGACCATACAAAGATCTGTTTGAACCCGTTTCAATGGGTAGTTCCGCAATCGAGGTTAAAGTAACATCAGGGACTTATTATGTTCCATATGTTATTAAGAGGGCTGAGAAGTGCGCTTCCGAGTCTTGGAGGGATTACCCCAAAAAGCTATATGTCTTTATAGGGGACAAAGAAACCCTAAATTATTATCTTGAAGGGATCTACAATTTTGACGGTTTACATTTCGTTAAAGATGTGGTATAATATACTATTGTTAATGGAGAACTCTTATGAAAGAATCATTAAAGGTACTACAAGAATGTGCCGAAATCCAAGCTAAGAAATCTAACGACTATCAGAACCCCAACTCCCGTATAGTCCAAGCAGACTACTACCCCCGCGGCGTATCGACTATTCTCGATATCATACACGGTAAAGTCTTACGACTACGTTCTGTTACAGAAGCTATGGAACTAGACCCCTCCTATGTGCCTAATTTCGAATCAGTAGAAGATTCAGCTAAAGACCTAATCAACTATGCTGCTTTCTTAGTGGCTTATTCTAGGGGTCAGATCCCCGGTCAAGACCCCTCCAAGGACTTCCTAAATCGTCCGCTACAAGCCGCTAGCACAGAGACCCAGATCTAGATCCATATGGTCCAGTTGCGAACTGTGACGATTTAGGGGGTTCTCAAAGGGCCCTATTTACGGTATAATACTCTCGTAAATTAAACAAAGGACTAAGAAATGGCAATCGAAAGAATAGATTACAGCAAAGGCTCAAGACTCCGCTCATTCTACTATGGTGACGAAGAGTATAAGCTTATTGGCTCTACAAACAAGTTAGCTTGTTACGTTTCTGTTCAAGATGAAGTCATGATGGAGGTAGTTTTTGTTTCGCCTAAGAGCGAAAAGTGTGGCTATACCGTCTGTGAAATCCAACTGTCACGAGGTAACGATGAAAATCCAGTTTGGTCAGTCGATCTTACTCGTGTAGATATTCGCTTCCAAGGATATGGTCTAGTCCCTAAGCTTTATCGCTACCTTATTGCTAAGCTAAACATTACTCTTCAAGCTGGCTCTATGCAGTCACCTGGTGGACGTATGATCTGGGCTCAGCTATCAGATCTTGATAATGTAACGGTCTATGCTAAGACTAAACACGGTCAATCATACCGTGTAGATATTAACGATGAAGGCACAGAGTTAATAGCCAAATCTCGCTACCGACTTTATGATGGTTCTTCAAATATCCAGCTTTTTGCTTATGCTGCGTAACGATCTATTACGATCTAGGGGTTTACTTACATATCCCCCTGTGGTATAATGGTTATATTAAATTGATTAAGGAAATATATTATGCGTTCTATAGATTACAATAACAACTTTCAAGTGGGTGATATGGCTGCAGATGCGGTTCTCCTCAAATTCCAATCTCGTGGCTTAGATAAAATCGATGCTGCTTATCCAGCGGTAGGTTCACTCTCCGTTTACATCGGGGAAATGCTAAACATTGCCCAATCCTTTGATCCTGAGATTCATTCCCAGCTTAAGGAATACATTAATGCTCGAACAGATGCTGCTCTAAAAGAAAAGATTGAAAAGCTTACTGCTCGGAGCGGTGAGTAATGGAGCTATTCGATTACCTTTGCCAGATTATTATAACTGGTACAGGTTGTTACTCCCTACTTGCTATAGGGTCTGAAGATCCTAAAGTTCGTATGAATGGTGGAATCGTTGGCCTAATCGGTCAACCATTCTGGCTAGCAACATCTCTTATTAATGGTCAATATGGTCTTCTTGTACTAGTTCTTGTCTATGGTATTTCGTGGATTAGAGTAATTAAAACAAATCGCAAGCAGATCGAATCCGATAAACTAAGCAGGGTATCAATATGAAGAAGAGACCTAAGGATAATCGCGACTATGCCTACGAGGCTAAGAAGCTAGTTGATAAGCTTAACCTGAACCACAAGTATGAAATGTACGAAATTGTTACTGGAAAGCTTAAGCATCCATATCATCTAGATGAAGAACGTATAAAAGAATTGGAAGCAGTTCGTGATGCTATTGAAGAGAGTTATAATATCGATCAGCCTAGACTTCTTGCTATAAAGCGAGGACTAGGGGAAATGGCTAAAGGAGCTAAATCATAATGACAGCAGAAATCTTACAGTTTACTAATCACTGGAACCCTTATAACTTTGATACTTTCACTGTTACTTGGGAGAATCTTGGATTATCCTACGAAGGAACCATACAGATATGTCTTCATCTATAAGGTTATTGCTACTTATCTCGTTATGCGGCTTTCTTATGGGATGCGCAAATGCGAGGTTTGCTTCGAACGATACACAGTGTAAGAGAAATCCTGCAGTAGATGGAATAGCAATAGCTGCTTTAACTGGTCTGCCCTTACTGATAACAGCTACCCCGCCGATTGGCATTAGTGTCGCTGCTCTCATGGGTGGGTCTTACTATGTTACACACGAGGCGGTGTGCCGATGAGTAATAATATATTTGATCTTGAGCAGCAGATAATGGAATGTTGGCAAGTAACTGATGATATCGAGCTTATTACTAACCATCTTGTAGAGGATTTAGATATTAACGGTCAAACGGCAGATGCTATAGTGAATAAGTATTCTGCCGTAAAAGAATTGTACGACATCAAGTTCGATCAGATGTGGAAGACATTTGAAAAAGTTTGTGCTGAATATCACGAGATAGAAAATGAAAAATAGACACGGTGTAGAATATCACTACGAAAAAGCAGGCGATAATACATTTAAGTTCGTTATGTCAGAAGAAGATATGCAGTACATGCGTTTCGGAGGTCGAGAAGGTCAAGACAAGCCTGATATGAATGATCTTGGTTTCTTTGATCCTAGCGGCGGACCGTTTGTCGGTATCGGAAGTAGGATTGAAAATGGAACGGTTACTCGTATTATGAGTACTGATGACGGTATTTTAGTGGAGATTGATTGTGGATAATACAAAAGTAAGCATAGAAGTAGAAGCAGGCGCTTGGCTAACTGAGACCGGAATAGAGACTACGGTCTATATTGGCGATGTAGATATGCCGCAAGTTGTGAAGGTAGAATCTTTTGAACCGCTGATTGATAAGGCGCTCGAATCTTATGGTGTTGGAGATACAATGGCTAGTATCCACAAAGAAGAGGTAGAGCAACTTCTTACAACGCTAAAGAATGCGTATGAATATGCCCAAAGAAGGGTACAGGAGATAGGTTTCTCCTGATAAAAAATTATATACATACCGTAAAAAGTATGGTATAATAGTACTATCTTAAAATAACTTAAGATAATTTTAATATTAATATATAGAAAAGGTAAAACTGAAATGACTAAAGTAACTAAAGAATCAAAAGTATTAGCAGCACTCCAGGCAGACACAGCTAAAGGCTTAACTGCAGCTCAGATGACATCACGCTTTGCCGTTGCTAATCCCACAGCAACGGTTTCAGCTCTTCGTCAGAAAGGCTATGCAATCTACGCTAACAGCCGTACCAACAAAGGTGGAGAGACTCGTACTTTCTATCGCTTAGGTACACCAACTAAAGCAGTAATCGCTGCTGGCTATAAAGCTATTGCAGCAGGTTTTGTTGCTACTGTCGCCTAATAGGCTAACCCTGCGGGATTGGAGGCAAAACCTCCAATCCTTTTTTAGCGAGGATTACTAATGAATAGAGTATCAGGTCGTACAATTAACGAAGGCTTAAAATCCCTACGTCGTACGCTGCTTACACAAGGATACGAAATTAAAACTGAAAGATGGCAAGGTAAAGAAGAACCACCTGTCTTCCTAGAAATTCTGCATGCAGACTTAGTAGCTCCAATGTACCCCACACAGGAATTAGCATCAAGCGGATGCGGTGCTACACAACCCTGGGCTAACGTTCACTTCGAAGAACGTGTGTCTGGTATACCCTACAACCCTCCACCCTCACATACTATGTGGCTTAAAGATACAGACGAATATCTTGCTGACGAAGCTTTTAGCCATTCTTATCCCGAAAGAATGTGGTGCGATCGTGACAAAGACGGCATTCGATTCAAATGGGGTAACCTATACACAGCGGTAGAACTCTTAAAGAAAGAGCCTAATACCCGGCAATGTTATATCCCTATGTGGTTCCCAGAAGATCTTACTGCAGCTGAGCAAGGTGAACGCGTACCCTGTACATTTGGCTGGCACTTCATGCTCCGCGGTGGTGAATTACATTGTGCATACCATATGCGTTCATGCGACGTAGTACGACATCTACATAACGATTTATTCTTTGCAAACTCCTTAGCTTTATGGCTTATAGATAAGTCTGGTATCAACGCAAAACCTGGCTATCTTCACTTCTCAGCCACATCACTTCATTGCTTTGCCAACGATCGTTACACCTTGGAGAAACTAATTAAATAATGTGTGGACTCATAGCAGCTAAAAACACTAGCTTAGACCTTAAGAAAATTATTAACAAGATGTCCTATCGTGGTATACTTGGTTATAAAGGGTATGCTGATATTATTACAGGTATAGATGAAGGATTCAGTCTGTGCCATTATAGCTTGCCATTCGTTAACTTAGATCCAGATGTTGCTATACAGCCAGTCTATGTTGATAACAGCTACACCCGACCATCTCTATTTGTAGGTGAAATCTTTAACTATAAAGAAATAGGCGATCAGCCTACAGACGGTCTATGCATATCCCATGCATTCCATAATTCTAATAACTGGATAGACGAGTTTCATAAGTTCGATGGCTTCTGGTCATTTGTCACAATTCTAGATGGAGACCTAATAGCAATAACAGACTACCTCTCGCAGAAGCCAATCTACTATCGCACAGATACAGAAGCTTTTGCATCAGAGATAGATGTACTGAAAGACTTCGGCCCGGTAACTCCAAACGAGCTATTCTTATCGAATACCCTTAAGTGGGGTTATGATCCAACAGGCTTAACCCCGTGGAATGAGATTAAGCAAATCCCGCCAGGATGCTACTATCACAAAGGTAACATCCATCAATATTGGGATTGGTCAAAGGTTAATCGATCTAATTCGTTACGATCGGATCTTAAAAAAGCTACTGAGCTTAGACTTGGTGGTGAACGTGAAGTGTCTATTCTGCTATCTGGTGGCTTAGATTCTTCTATCATATATGGGTTAATCAAAGAACTTGGCCGTGACGTTAAAGCTATTCACGTAGAGAATCACGAAAAAGACTTTGCTTCCCTAATGACGCAAGACCTAATTGAAGTAACACTTGATGATGTATCAGATGAAGATGCAGTTCGTATACACCAAAGTCCGGTAGATCTGGGTTCAGTTAAGCCGCAAATAGCTATGGCTTCTAAGTTAAAAGACCTAGGATTCCACGCTGTTATGACTGGCGATGGTGCAGACGAACTGTTCGGGGGTTACAGACGTGCAGAACAGTACGACAGCCAGTATTCAGATGTATTCTGCGAACTACCCTATTATCACCTACCAAAATTAGATCGGACTATGATGTATTATACAGTAGAACTCCGATCGCCATTCCTAGCACCGTCAGTTGTTAAGCATGCCCTAGATCTTCCCTATGAAA